ATTAAGAACCTTGTGGTTCTCAAGGGCGATAAGGCGGATTACACATCGCTTGGTCCTATCCGTATCTGCCCATGCGGGTCAGATACATGGCACTTGAAAGTTAAATTTGATGAGGACAACACGATTGGTTTGTACTTCACAGATATGCAATGCGTGTTATGCTCCAGCCTCGCACAGGCACCTACACCAGAATGGGGAGAATAATGTTTGGCTTATGGATAAGATTTTTAACAGAAATAAATCTTTGGTCATCCCGCAAGTTGAATGAGATTTTTGAATGGGATGCAAATGATGTTGACTGGGATGATGAATGTGAGGATTGCGCATAATGGGACAAAAGCGAGCAAAGATTATTACGAAGGTAGCCTTTGAGAAGGCATTTGTAGAAGCAGAGATTATGATGCGCAAAGCTCTTGGCGACATGATTGCCAAGGAGATTTTGACAGAGACTAACCCAGCAACTATCGTTGGCTTAAAGCGAGCGCAAGAAATAGTGATTGGCCAAAAGGTTGAGTAATCTAAAAGAGATTTGGGAACATGCGTTTTTATCTGAGATTGGCGTTGTTGAGCAACGCACCGGCACTAATCCAGTTGACTGGCGTGTGGGCGGTCGTGCATCTAAAGCCAACCCAGATAAAGAGAACAAGGTTTGGTGGGACGAGAATGGTCTTCGCATGTTCGAGGACTTTGTTACTGCCTTCACTAACAACAAGTGGAAAGTCTGGATTGCGCCAGATGGCGTACTAGGTGTTGAAATGGAATTTAATGTTCACTTTGGCGATGTGCTTATCAAAGCCTTTGCCGATCTGATCCTTGAGAATGAGGATGGATCGCTCACAGTAGTGGACTTAAAGACCGGTGCCTACACACCAGACTCAGCCATGCAGCTGGGTGTGTACGCATCTTGCATTGAGTCTGTCTATGGCGTTCGCCCGCAGTACGGCGCATATTACAAAGCCCGTGATGCAATGCTTCAGCCTAGCCCAGGACTTGAACTATGGACTATCCCCGTGCTGACCGAGATGTTTGCTCAGTTCGAGCGTGGTCTACAGGCAGAGATTTTTCTACCTAATATCAATATGATGTGCGGATCTTGTGGCGTAAAGGATTATTGCCATGCTCTTGGTGGTAGTCTTGCCCATACCGTTGATCCACTGGCACAATTAAAATAAGTTTATACAACCAAACACACAAACAAGGAGAAAGAAAATGGCAGCAAATAACAACGATACAAAGCTCCAAGTCAACTTCAAGTTGTCTGACGGAACTTTGATTAACCTCTACGCTAACTCACAAAAGGAACTTGAAGAGCAACTTCAGTCCATTGCTGATCTAGCAAACCTTATCCTGCTCACCGGTGGCGATCTATCCAAGGGTGCAAATGTTGCATACGCAACCAAGTCACTTGGACTTACACCAGTAGAAGATGACGCACCAGCTTGGGCTGCTAAGTCAGCATCACCAGCACCTGCTGCTCCTGCTGGAGCAAGCAACACTTGTAAGCATGGCGAGATGATCTTCCGTCAAGGAGTAAGTGAGAAGACTGGTAAGCCTTGGAAGGGTTATTTCTGCCCTTCACCAAAGGGTACGCCAGATCAGTGCTCAGCTAACTTCGTACGATAACCGATGTTATCGCTGTCGCAAGCGGCAGCAAAGTCAGCCTCTGACCACGCCATCTTGCCGGATCTATTTCCAGTTCTACAGAACGAAGGAATTAGGTTCAGGCGTGGTCAACTGACAATGATTGCCGGTGCTCCTAACGCTGGTAAATCTTTGTTAGCACTTCACTTTGCTGTTAACATGAAAGTACCTACGCTTTATATCAGCGCAGATACTGATGCTTATACGACTGCGATTCGAGCTGCTGCAATGGTCAGCGGACATACAGTAGCCAACGTCGAAGAGGCGTTTGCTAGTGAAGTAGGAGTTGAGTTTTATCAGAGTGAGTTGGAAAGTATCAACCACTTGAAGTTTGACTTTGCTCCATCCCCTACCCTTGATGAAATTGATCTATCTATACAGGCTTACGCTGAAGCATATGGCGAATATCCTCACCTGCTGATCGTAGATAACGCGATGAATGTTGTGTCTATGCATGAGAATGAATGGTCAGGATTGCGTGAGATTGCTAAGGCTATGCATCACATAGCAAGAGAAACAGAAGCTGCGGTATTCCTGCTACACCACACCAGTGAAGGTGAAGGTCAGGCAGATATGCCACCGAGTCGCAAGTCCATTCAAGGCAAAATTTCCCAGTTGCCTGAAATGATTATTACTGTAGCCCTGCTGCCGTACACCGGTGAGTTTAGGATTGCAGCCGTTAAGAACCGCTTTGCCCGCAATAGTGCCAGTGGCGCACAGTATGTGTCCTTATGGACAGATGCATCGCGTATGTCCATCTGGAACTACAGGCAGAATAGTCAACAGAACTGGAGTTATGAATAGTGGCAAGTTTTGCAGATGTGTTTGTCGAAGGCAACAATGTCATCGAGAACATTAAGATCGTTCTTACCGAACGAGATTACGAACTAGCTCGGCGCTACTTGATTAAGCATAACGCCCAGGACTTGTTTGGTATGCTCGGCCTATGAGTACCTATGGCAAGCGCAAAGGTTCTAAGTTTGAGACAGATGTTCTTGGGTGGTTAAGGGGAAGACTACCCAAGGCAATGACAGAGAGGCTTGCCCTCGCGGGGGCTAATGACGAGGGTGATTTAGTCCTTATCGTTGCGGGCAAGCCTTATGTCTTTGAGTTAAAGGCAAGAGCCAAGTTGGATCTGCCACAGTTCTGGCGTGAAGCGGTAGTCGAAGCACGGAACTATGCCAAAGCTCGCAACCTTACTGAAGTTCCCCCATCGTATGTGATTGTCAAGCGCAGAAGCGCCGGCATTGAAGATGCGTGGGTCATCCAAACACTAGACCAATGGGCAAAGATCCATGATGACCAAGCCTGATCTTGGAGCAATACTCGAAGCGTATGGATTGAATGTATCGGCGCGGTATGGCTGGGTGCCATGCAAGTGTGTAGTGCATGACGATAGCCATGCTAGTGCCGCATATAACTTAGACAAGCAACAGTATAACTGTCTTGTTTGCCAATTACTTGGCGATGTGTATGATCTGGTCGCCCGTAAAGAAAACTTAAAGGAGTTTACCGATGTTAAACGCAGAGCAGAAAGCCTTGCTAACGGAAGCAGCGCAAAGGTACGCGGACCACATAGAGCCGCAGGCTCTGTCCTACCTACAGGAGCGCGGAATAAGCCCGCAGGTGGCAAGTACCTACCAGCTTGGAAGCGTGGTAGAGCCTAGTGTTGGTCATGAGCATGCTGTGGGCATGCTTAGTATTCCTTATCGCACTCCTTCTGGAGTGGTTGGAATAAAGTTTCGCCGGATTGATGGCGGTACACCGAAGTACCTATGGCCAACTGGTCAGAAGATTGGACTATTCAATGTGCAAGACTTGCATAAATCATCAGACACAATCGCTATCTGCGAGGGAGAGATTGACACAATCATTCTTTCTGGGTGTGTTGGTATTCCTAGCGTGGGCGTGGCTGGTGTTAGCCAATGGAAAGCGCACTTTCCTAAACTCTTTGAGCCATATACGAAAGTCTTAATCTTTGCTGATAATGACGTGAAGGAAGATGGTCGTAACCCAGGGCAAGAGCTGGCCAAGCGGATCAAGGAAGATCTGCCAGCTGCCATCGTGGTGGGTCTGCCAGGCAATGAGGATGTGAATGATCTATACTTGCACTATGGCAAGGATTGGTTTGATGAACGGATCGCAGCATGAGTACATTCGTTAGTTTGTTTGCTGGCGTTGGTGGTTTTGATCTTGGACTTGAACGATCAGGTCACACATGCGTTGGTCAAGTAGAAATTGACAAGCATGCACAAAAGATTTTGAAGAAGCATTGGCCTGATGTACCGATGCATGATGATGTAACTACTGCTGTTGAATGGGCAAAGGAGATTGGTTTAATTGGACGAGTTGACATTGTTTGCGGGGGCTTTCCCTGCCAAGATGTATCCGTTGCTGGCAAACGTGCTGGAGCAGGAGCTGGGACACGAAGTGGATTATTCTGGGACGCTATACGATTTGCGCAAGAAGTTAAAGCAAAAACAATCCTCTTGGAAAATGTCCCAGGACTTTTATCAAGCAACCAAGGACGCGATTTTGGAACAGTCCTCACTACATTGGCCGACGCAGGGTATAGCCAC